AAAAAATCCAGCTGCTACTGTAGTAGCTACTGCTGTAACGATTGCTTTATTAAATAATGTTGAACCTGCTGTCTCGTCAGAAATCATAATAGTTTGACCTACTCTGATTGCTGAAAAACCACCTGTTGGTTGGCTTGAAGCTGGTGCTGGTGGATTAACTTGAGCTGCTGGAATTTGCCAAGTTGCTGTATCATCCGCTGTTTGACCTTCAGATACACATCCTGTGTACTTTGTGTGTAATCTTCCTTGCTCTGCCCATTTGATAAGGTCTGAGTTAGAAGGCATTTCAGCACCAACCATTCGTAAGAATGATGCTACTGTTCTGTTTCCGTAACGTTCGAACTCTTTCTCGTATGTATCTGGAAGATACTGATTTAAGAAATCGAAGTTAGTAATGTAATTTGTGGCTGTTGCAACCTGTTGTGCACTAGGTTGTAAATCAAAGCCTGGAGTTCCTAATACTGCCATTTTTGTAAATTTTTATTTTTTCTTAATACTTCTAATTCTGAGTCCCTTCCCACTGCTACTATCGCCTACGTTTCTAATCTTCAATCCATCTTTACTGAAGTTCTCAGGAGTCTTACGTATACTGTCCATATTAATGTTTTTTGATTTTTTAGAAACATTATCTACAGCTTCCGTCATTCCCTGATTGTAAAAAAATTCAGCAAACTTATCAAGATTCATAGCAACTGAAATGGCTCTATGATAACCTTTAGGGTCTGCAATAAGCCCTGACTCTTTATCCATGAATTTACTCACAAAATTATTTACGTCAGATTGCTTACTCTTCAACTCATTGCTATCACCAGGTTTAAAAGTAAAACTTTTTTCTCCGACCTTGAACTCAAAACCTTTGAACTCGTCATTAAAAACCTCATCAGTTTTTTCCAGAAAGTAGTCGTACCTTTTCTTCTGTGCTTCTCTAGCTGTGTTTGACTCTTCTATATAACTTTTATAGCTTTCCATTTCTTTAAGTTGCTCATCAGATAACCCACCCCCACTTGACTCAAGAGGAATTTTATATTTATCTTTTTGCTCGTTAAAGAACTTTCTAGCTTTTGCAAGTTCTCTTTTCTTTGCTCTCTCAATCTTTTTAATATCCGATTCATCATCTACGTCTTCATCGTAACTAAACTTATCTTCTATTAAATCTTTTATATCCTCACTATCTAAACCTTCTTCAGTGTGAGCATAGTATTGAGATAACAATGTGTTACCGTCCATGTTATCGTAATCCTTTTGTAAATTAACAAAGTCTTCGATACCACGACCAGTTTCTTTTTTGTATTTAAAATACGCAGAAACATCTTCAGGTAAATCAACGTTTGATTCTTTAGTTTCAAACAGTTGTTCTACTGAGTCGATATCTCTATCGTATCTATTTTTAATATAAGAAAGAACGTCTGCATCATTTAACTCTGGTGCGGGAGCTTCCACTTCTTTTGTTTCGACCTCTGGTATCTCTACCTTTTCTGTTGTAGTTTCCTCACTATTAGAATCCTCAAATTGCTCTTCGTGCTTCTTTAGTAATTCCTCTTCAACTTCTACTTTCGATTTCTCGACACCTGTAACTTCTTTTACAGTAAATTTATTTTCATCCATTTAATTTAATTTTTACAAAGTTAGTATTTATTTATTTTATTTATTTAAGCTTCCTTTTTCGCTTTTTAGATTTTCTATATTCTTTCATAGCTTCTCGTTTATCTTTACCTTTCTTCCAAGAACCTGCAGCAAATCGTTCAGCTTGTTTCCTTTTTTTAAACTCATATACCTCACCCGCTTCAATAGCCTCCTTGTAACTTTGTGGTTTTACTTTACCTTGTTTATCAAATGTAATAGAAGGATTTACAGTGTATATTTTTTTTCCTTTTTTAGTTTCCTCTCCCCATTCCATTTTATGAGTTTCGGTTTTACCATCTTTAGTTATATTACCTAATCCTTTTCTAATAGACCGAGCATGCTTCTTACGTTTCTTTTTTATATAAGAATCTTCTTCAGTTTTTTTAACTTTTTGTTTCTTTATTTTTCTATGTAATTTTTTATACTCAGGCATACTTATATTATCTAGGATTAAACTCCGAAAGGTCAAAACCATCTAAACTATCCTCGTTGGATTCAAAGTTTATAGCAGGTAAATTTTTCTTACGCTGTTCAATCATTTTAGATTGTTGCGTATTAGCCATTGTTATACGTTCAGCTTTACCTTCTTCTTTCTTTTTTTCTCTCTCATCAATCTGTTGTTGTATACCTCCCTGAATCTGCATCTGATAGTTAAACTCTTCTGCCATTAACTGACGTTTAAGCTCTGCCTCGTTCTTTTGTTTCTCAATTTCAAAAGCAATCTCTGCCTGCTTAACCTGTATTTTAGACTGCATCTCCATCTGTGCTTTTTGCATATCTGCCTGAGCCGCCTGTTGTTGAAGCTGTGATTTTAATTGAGCGTCCATCTGTTGCTTCTGCTGCTCCATCTGTTGCTTCTCTGCCTGTGTCTGTTTACGCTTTACTTTTAGTAGTTGATTAGCCATCTTTAAGTTATTGATAGTTCTAATATCAATAGCATCTTCTAAATCAATACCACCATTCTGTAAAGACATCTGTATATTTTGTTCAAGCTGTGCCTTCTCCTCTTCATCGGGTGTCATCTCTATAAATATACCAAAGTCATATAGATATAAATTTTTAATATCTTCTAATATACCTAAGTTATATTTACCAATCTGCATAGCAAACTCATCTTTAAAATCTGCATACTGCAAAACATCTGCAGTTCTAATAGATAAACATTCCGCTAATGTTCTAGTAATATATAAACTAGCATTTAATATATGTCTTGTGGCTACATTAGAGTTTAAGGCTGCTAACTTCTGAACACCAACTAATGAATAAGGGTCTGGTGTTGAACCGTCTCTCGCTTCATTTAATCCTGTAACTTGTCTTAACATTCCTAAGTAATGGTTGTAGTTTCCTATAAGCATCTGCATTTTACTTTGACCACTATTAGATGTAAGCTGTTGTATAGGAACCCTAGCATTATTAAACTCTCCATCCTGTGTATAGCTTCTACCAACTACACTACCTGTCTGGAAGTATAATCTTAAAGCGTCTTCAGGATTGTATGCTGCTCCTGTACCTAAGTCTACTTCACTCAATCCATCAGCATCTATAAATACACCATCAGGCACAACCTTAGCTACTACCTGTTGTATCTTTAAATGTGTTATTTGTATAAGGTCTGCAAAAGGAATCATTCTTCTAACTAAAGATTCTAATACTCCTTTATACATACGTGGTGCACACGCAACATAGTTAGGCATAGCAAACTGATTTGCAGAATTAGGTCTTACCATATTCTCCATCATCTGCCATTTTAAAAGAATGTTTGTACCCATAACCATAACACCCTCATACCACACATCAATTCTTTTTTCTACTCTTTCAAAGTTTCCTTCCTCCATCATTTCTTGTGGTGGATTAAACTCATCATCTTTCTCTACGGTCTTAAAAGTCCCTTCAGATAATTTTTTCTTTTTATATACAAATGTATTGGTAGTCTTATAGTTAAAATATAATAATGTACATGTATCTCTAGCAAACATACTATTCTCATACATAGCAGCTACATTAAAGTAATCGTACCAAGACTGACTATATCGAGATATTTCTTCCATTTCTTCATTGGTAATATCTGGGTCAATCTTTATAAGTTCTGCAATAGGAACTGTTTTAAGCTCACCCCAATAAAAACAATCTTTAAAGTAAGGGTCTTCCGTATAACTATATACCACATTTGCTGGGTCAACATACTTAACACGAATACCGTCACCCGCTTGAAACTCATGCTTACACATTCCTATACCTAATGTTGCAATATCGTAATCTACTTTTTTACGTATATCAGAATAGTGACTTTCTTCAAGCATTGTATTAATAGCAATTTCATTAGCTATCTCAATACCAGGTTTATAGTTAAGCTGCATATACAACTCCATCTCTGTATCATTACCTGGTAAAGTTTCAGGGTCTGTTTGAAATATACTTATACCAAAGTCTTGCTCAACCTGTTTAAATAAATCTTTATTTACTACATTCACCTCTACCATTCTTTGAAACTCATTACGTTTCTCTGCCGACATAGCGTCCATAGCAATACAGTTAACTTTAAAAAGTCTATCCGACATTCCGTTAACTACAATATCTACAAACTTTGGTATTATTGGAACGGGTGTCCAATCTAAATTAAGATACGATAAATCTCCATCTACCGCTAACTCGTTTTTATATTTTGCTACAGACTGCTCGCCTCTCGCATACAGTCTTAATTTATGGAACTCTTGCCACTGGTTGTAAAACCTACATCGCATTCCGTCTTTTCTAAACCACTCGTATTGTATAGCTTGCCCTACCTGTAAGCCAAACTCATCGGATGCCTTTTGTCTATCGGTAGCAAATTGGTCAGGAAACGCAGCAGATTTAATACTTATCTTAACATCTTTCATCTAATTATTTGACTTTTATTGCTGGTGTTATTGTATCTTGCAAAGTTAATACTTATTTTTGATTTTTCTTTAGACGGTGTGTATAAGTGCTTTTGGTTAGCCATGATAGCTAATCCCGAACTTATAGCCGCATCAAACTTAGTTCTATTTGTAATATCAAACTTAGCCCAATCCTCTAACGTTCTACCAAAATACATATCTCCCATATCTCCTGGGTCTCTATAGTTTCCATCAAAATCTATACCCACATACTTTTCTATATACGACTCAATAGCAGAAGCATGCGATTGCTTTACATCCTCGGATGAGTTAGGTATACCTCCTAATTCTCTTTCTGTTTTAGAAAGTTTAGTATACGTCTTGTCTGGTCTATTCATAGAGAACCCTCTATACCCTCTGTTTTTTAAATGATATAATAATCTAGGTTTATTATTCTCACATAGTATTGGCATTCCATAAAACACTAAAGCCATTAAGACCTCTTCAAAAAATATCTCTGCTGTCTGAGGTCTAGCTATATATTCTAAAAAGAAATGATTAGATGGTGCCTCTTGCATATTAAACTTAGTTAACCCATGTAGTGCACCGTTAGAACCTTTACCTAATACCACTCCTGATATATCGTAGGAGTCACAACCAAATGAACCTATAGATTCATTACCTGGTTTTTTCATTCCTTTCTCTATGATAACATTATTCTGTAGATGTGGTGGTGGTGTCCAACTTTCCTT